TTCTTTAAAAAGGACTTCAACCGATCGTCTACGACGGCGTTACAGAAGACAGAACTAAGTGGAACAAACCCACCAACCGGTACAGTCAGCCCCTTTTCACGTATCCGCAACTCTGTGTGGAATTCGTGATTCGGGTGTTTTCGTGTATCGGGCCGAGGGAGTTCGAAGGGCAATCTCACTACCTTAAGTGGCAGACAATCAAGCCATTCCTCGGGGAAGACCGCAAACTCTTCATCAAGAACCTTTCGGAACTTGAGTTGAGCGCGGAATGCCCGGAGGTAAACAGCATGATCTGTCGCAGAAGTTGGTAGGAGGTCAGGTAAAGGGGAGAGACCACCGTACTCACGAGAAACCTCGAGAGAACGATGACTCTTCTTTAACTGATCTCGACAGTAGTCGACGATGAGTGGTTTCGGGAACCCTCTCTGTAGGAGAGTAGTAACTGAATCCACCTGTCCAGAGGAAAGACCTTTCCACTTCCCACACTCGTGGATCCGCTTACCCTCAAAGAAAATTTGAGAGTCAATGGATCCCCAGCGTGGGGAGTAGTAGTTCTTTCCGATAGACAGCTCTAGTCCAATCTGTCCCGCAATAGTTCCCCAACGGGAGAACTGATTGCGGTTCAGACGGGCTAGGACATCATCTCCATGGATGAGACCGGGCAGAGTATCCAGACTAGTACCAGTGGCTTTACATATAGTAAAGGCATTGGCCAGACAAAGGATGGGAAAGCTGAGAAGCGATCCCATCAATTGTCCGTTAGTCTGAGTAATCGGCTCGATCTCAGTCCAAGGAGGGTAGACAACTGTGTGAGGTAGTCCTTCCTTAAGCAGGTAAGGGATGAGTTCAGGGGAGTAATCCTGGAGAATGTTAGCAATTTGCTCAATTGCGACACCCATGATCTGTGAATGCAGACCATCGGTGGCAGCTGAGTAATCGCCTGACAACCAGTTTCCTTCTAAACCCGCCAGCTCCTCTATCTCCTTGTCATAATCGGGGGTGAAACAGGGTTTGAAACACTTCCAGTGAGACAATGCATTAAACATTGCTTTCTGGAGGGGTTTCAAAGCCCAGTTATCACCAGACCCAACGGTTATCATTCTTACCTTAAGAGGTTCGAGGATAGCCTGGGCCTTCACTTGGTTATGATGAGAAGGTTCTTCAGGGTAGGATAGGAACCAGTCCCCTCCGAGTGGCTGATGGAAATACCCATCAAGCAACACGGAGTAGGTCTGGCTCTTTTCCCGCCATGAATTCAAGAGGAATTGACAGATGAAGTCACAAATCCCGGCTCTTCCGTTCGCTACCTCCACTATCGTCCCGATATTGTCGCCCACTCGGTGGGGTCGAATATCTGGATGAATGGTGTGTTGGTAGAGACGAAGAGCCTTCCCATCTTTCCTAAGCTCGAACATTCCTGTAAATCTGCGTAAAGCGGCGTCTCCTGACATGATACTTTGTGTCATGTAAGGAACGACGTTAGAGCAGGACAGGTTTGAAGAGAGTAGGACTAATGGGGACGTGAATTTCATCCCTTTCTGCTTAAGGTCTGCCATTGGGAGCCGGTAATCGACTGTTGAACACATTTGAATAAACTCAACGATCTCCTGTGAGGGAGAACCGTTGCGGATGTTCTGTTGTCCAAAGTCATCTATCACAGTCAGAGGTTGTTGGTTATATCCATCCCAGTGCTTCATAACACTGGAACGGGTATAAGCCATCTCTTCCCAATCCTTGTTCAGGATTTTGGAGAGACGGT